ACAGTGCAAGGGCGGCACGTACCGCTAGGATAGCGGTCGTCTTGACCGCAGTTTCTACAAATTGACATCACGCGCACCTCGTATCATGGGTTGGGCGGCAATCTACTGGCTCAGCCACAGGGCCAGGGAAAGTATCCCAGCCGCCGAGAGGAGATGCGGTTACTTCTTGGATCATCAGAACAAGAGTTAAAATTGCTATCAAGATTAAAATAAACATTGAGTTGCTTAATGTTTTTTCTTGTTTTCGCAGCTTGCATCGTTGAAGATGCTTACGGGTCCTTTCCATGTCTTTATTAAGCACTTGTATGTGTCGCATTCGTGTCTTGTCGTCCATATTGTCTCTCCTTGTGTTTGGTTGGTTGGTAATATAAATATTAAACCAAACGGTTTAATATTCAAGTTAACGCTATAGACTATTTAGACGTAACAACTCACGTTTGATATACCATTCCGCTTTTTGTAAGTCTTCGACGGGATCGTCTGACTTCAAACCAGCTCTCCAAACGTATTTTATTACGTTCCCTAAATTAAAATTAAAATGCTCGGACACCTCGACGCAGGAAACGCCAGAAGGGTGACTGTTGTAGTGCTTAGGTTGGTTCACGTTATCCATGTTTTTTCATCCTATTAATTAGCAAGTCTTGTAATGTAGCTTTTCTTTGATGGCTTACTGCTATTTCTTCGTCCACAGTACCTTCCGTCACGATGCTGTAAACGAAAGTAGGGCGGTTGTGTCCGCTTTGGAATTGTCTCGTTGGACCTATGCGTTCAATGATTTGTTGATGAGCTTCGAGGTTGTACCAGTCAGAATAAAACACAAGGATGTTTCCACCGTCCTGCAAATTAAGACCATGGCCACAGCTAGCAGGGTGAGCAACTAACATTGGGATTTTGCCAGCGTTCCACTTTTTGATAATCGACGGGTCATCGCCAAGGGCGACAGCTTGTGGAAAAGCCCTTAGTATTTTGTTTAAATCATGTTGCCACCAGTAGCTCACTAGAATTGGCGCGCCGTTGGCTTCTTCAACAACACTTTTCAACACGTCGATTTTGCCATCATGCAGATCAATAGGGCTTTTGAATTCGTCATACACAAAGCCCGAGGCGATTTGCAGACACTTGGTAAGCTTGGCTGCTGTGCTCGGCGCTTCGATCTCTTTCGATCCAATATCAAAAAACAGATCCTTTTCCATTTGGTTATATAGCTTCCAAGCTTTTGCGGGCATTTGAGCGTGTAGCGTTTTGTAAATCGGTTCGCCGATTGGCAAGTAATCCGCCGGCATTATGCTTATAGATACATCTTGCAAGGCTTCCGTTATCTCTTGCTCAGCATTGGGCCAGGGTGTGTGCTTAACTGCAAAACGACTTGCGCCAACTTGCTCAGCGCGAAACCATCGATCAGTGAACGCTTTGAACGATTTACCTAAGCGCTCACCCTGGTCGATGAACCATTGCGGCCCCCACAGGTCAGTTAGGCCGAGAGGGGAGGGCGTACCTGTAAGGTTAATGTGTCGTGTGGCTTGGCAGGTCATTTTTGCCAATGCGTAAGATGGTTTTACAGTTAGCTTGCCGGTTTTCTTCGAAGCCTTTCTACGTGTGCGAAATGATTTTAAGCGTGTGGATTCGTCAGCGACTATCGTTTTAAATTTTACACCCTGCTCATACAACCAAGGCAAATTCTCATAGTTAATTGTAAAGACCTCAGCTTTAGATAGTAGGGCATCAGACCGCTGCCGAGGTGTTCCGATGACCGGCGCGACTTTAACATTTTTTAAATGGTCCCACTTTTCATACTCAGCAGGCCAGGTGCTTAACGCCACACGCTTAGGCGCAACAACTAGGGCAGGGTAGGCGTTCAGCTCATGTATAGCCGTAGCAGTGGATGACGTTTTGCCCATACCCATTCCCGCCCAAATATTGCAGCGCCTTTTTTCTTTTATCATGTCGATAATCAGTTTCTGGTACTCGTAGGGTTTATAGTTCATCTAAAAGCCCTCTTTCTTGGGTTATACCTAACCTCAGCATGTGCCTTTTTCCAAATTTCATTAGCTTTTAAAGCTATTTCGCCCCTAGGTAGACAATGCGCATCTAGGGCTTTTAAAAAATCTTTCCCAGAATAACCGTTTATTAAACAGTACCAAGCTCCCTCTACAGAACCTAAAACCGCCGGCTTATTTCCATCTAAGAAATTAACAGGGCTAAAGTCAGCTGTGAACCAGAATTGCTCGGGGTGCCACCCTAACTGTGGGTAATCGCTAATCTCAGGATCTAAGAAAGGCCCATTCCCCAACAGCAATAAGTCCTCAGCAATGATACATTTCCAACATTCCATTGGGTCTTGGTTTACATAACTTTTCTTTTTACCTTTTGCATACTCTTCATAAGGGTACGCTCTGTACATTGCTTGCATCATCTTGTCTGCTACTTCAGGTAGATACTTGTCTGTAGGTTTTACTTCGCAAAAAATATCCCTCTCCACACCTTTTATAACAAAATCTGGAATCCATCCGTCAAAGTCGTAAGGTTCATATTCCCAAGGAATATTACATAAGTTGAAAAAGGCCGCCCATCTTGCCTCAAGTCTAGACCTAAACAAAACCCCGTCGTATTTAGTTTCAATAGCCTTAATGTTATATTTCATCTTTAGCTCCGTTTAGCATGTTGTTTAATATCAAACTCATGAAAAAATACATACTTGTAACGCAAACGCCACGGGCAGCCGCTTTGGTTATTGCTTTCTCGATGTCGTGGCGCATTGTCAAAATTGCGTCTATCGATTCAACGTTACCAGTATCGTCATATATTTTATTGTTTAGGTATTCAATAGCGTCTGCTAATTCCATTTCGAAAAACTCTCTATCAATAGCCACACGGTAATCTGCAAAATAGTTGTGAAATTCTCTTTCGATTTGTTCGGGATTTTGAAACCAGAACGCCCACTCAAGGGTGAAAGGGGTTGGCACCCCAGTGCGTCGAAGCTGTTTGGCCCTATCTAAAGGGCTTTTTGTTGTTATTCCTGGTTTTACCATCCCCTCTAAACTATCGTTAGTAAGCAAATAAACAAAACCAGGCATGACTCACCCCTTGGTTATTTCGTTGATTAGTCGGTCAATTCCTTCCTTACTATCGATAACTTCTACACGGTTTCCCGCTTTTCTCATTCGTTCGTGTTCTCGTAACTGACCAGCACATGGCTTTTCGCCTGGTCGTTTTAGCTCGATGTAAACGTTATTTAACAATCTATCTGGCGCGTAACGTCTACCAATCCAACACACCTTGCGCAAAAACAACCATTCTTCTTTGGCTCTTTTCACTAAGTAATTTTCAATACTCGATTCCAACGTCATGTAAAACCCCCTTAGCTGTGTCTATATACCAGTTATAATCGATGTCCGGTGGCAACTGGTCTAACAATTCCATCATAGGTAGGGCACCATCAGTTTGCGGCACTTTATTGCCGTTGACTTGATACGTGATCGGCGCTTCTGATTCTGTGCTGTAATACCAGCGTATTGCCGTACCAAGCTCGTTGCCTTGAGCATCTAGCGCACCACCTTTAACAGTGCGGATAGCGCAAAACATGCTAGGTTCAGAGCAGTTTCTAATGGTCGACTCTATAGGCTCACCGTTGGCCAGGTAATTAGCCGCCGCTTTGTACACTATAGGGTATTGTGTGTTCTTACTCATTGATGGCTTAGCGAATATACCCTTACCCTTATAGCTACCATCAGGCTTTACAGCTAAATAATTGTTAACATCACGACTATATAACCCTTTGTATTTAGTCTCTTCTGTTATAAATCCTGTTTTACTTTCCCACCATCTTATAACCTTATCGCGTAAGCCCACGCGGTCAGCGGGGCAGGCTAGGACAATGCCATCAGTGTTGGCAGAAATAACAGGTATTTTTTGCTGTTCCATTTTGTCAATCAGCATCAACAGCGCTAATTGGCCGGTTAGAGTCACTTGAATAAGCATTTCAGGTGCGAACAGGACAGACCATTTGCTTCCAAATTTACCAAAGCTCCCATTAATTACGATTTTTAAAGTGTCAGCTGTCACCTTATCTCCGCTGGCCTTGGCTTTCAAACGATCGTCAACAATAGTTTTATACACGTCTAAAAAATTATCGCTTAAATGCTCAGGGCATAATTTCTCATTTAATATTATGCTCGGGTAATACGATGCCACGTCATGGTCACTAATTACAGTCTCAGCGTCTTCTGTTCTGTAGGTTTTCTTTTCCATCGAGTGTAGGCCGCCTATGCCTAATTTATAGGGTTTCCCCGCTATTGCGACCTCATTACACTCTATCTCGACAGCCTCTTTTTTCTTAATTACCGTCTTTTTGGCGAAATAGGGAAGTTTAACTTTTCCGCTGTCTTGAATTACGAATTCCGTTTCACATATTTTTTGAAATATATCTTTAAGCTCTGGAGTGATGAACGATAGCCATTTAGGCGGCTTGTATTTGAAAGCGTGGCCAGGTTCGACAATGCGCTTTTCGGCGTTTGGAATTTTCGACTTGATAACAGCTTCGGCAATTTGAGCATCTGATTTGCTCATTAGATTTATTTTATAGTCCTTGCTCATTTGCTGTCGTATTTTTAGCTGTTGCGATAGGTTTTTACATAGCAAACCTGTTACGTTCAGATCATTGATGCAATAGTCTTCTATTAGGTCTTTTTCTTCTTCCGTCAAAACCTTGTCAAAATGTATAGGTAGGCTTTGCATTCTTTTGCTGTTTAGCCTGCCACCATAGATTTTTAAAGACGCTTTGCCAAAAGCCACTTCAATCAGGTCTATATGATCTTTGCATTCTGGAAGCTCGCCACCTTGCCAGAATCTTAGATTGTTTTGGATTATTTCGTCAGAGCGCTTTTTAATTTTAGCCTCACTCGCATTATTTAGAGCTAACGATAATAGCGGCAAGTCGTAATTCATGCTGTTAAATCCAACTACAGTGTCGTTCTTTAAAATAGCTTTTATTTCTTTGATTTGTTGTGACGAAAAGGGCGCTCGAAAGCTTTTCACAACTTTTGATGTGCTCATAAACGCAACCATGTAGAAATTTTTGTAAACTTCGCTGTCGAACACCCAAATCGTCATATCGCTGTACCTTTTAATTAGTTGGTTTTAGAAACTGTCGAAATCGTCGTCATCTTCTGCGAACGCTTCAAACTCGTCAGCACTTGCCGAACCGCCGCCAGAGAAGGGCTCACCGTCAGCGAAGAACTGAACGCCTCGTAATTGAGCGTTGATACGCTTACCCCATTTATTATCTTGCGCCCATACTTCGATCGAAGCGTTCACGTAACAGCCTGAATAAGGCTTACCATCAGTGCTATCTAAGACGGTCTTGTCTTTGTCGATAACAAGAGGGCGATTGTGACTACGCGAACCGACAACATACATATCTTTGTAGCCGTCGTAGTCTTTATCGTCACCATCGCTCAAGAAAACTTTGCCGCTTTTGGTCAATTGCGCGTAGGCTTTATCCGCCGCTTTACCCCATTTTTCGGAAGCGACTGTTTTCATTGCGTTAATGATTTTGTCGTAATTTTCACCTTCTTTTTCTATTAGAAAACTAGCCCCATACTTGGGGTCTGTCTGACCGTCAAATGATTTCGGTTGGAAAAGGTCAGGGAATGATAGACGTACGTTTTTAAGCATCACTTTAGCCATTGTGTGGTCACCTTTGCTCGTTTAGTTAATTCGCGGGAATTCAAAAACCGCGAATGGTTGTTTTTTCTGGTTTTCATTTAAAAGTCCTCTAATGCGTCATAGTTGGGGCCTAAGCACGTGCGGTTATTCTCACACCAGAAACACGTGCCGTAACCCCATTGCATCAGTGGGTATTGTCGCTCG